AAACTCGGTCGTTCAGATTTCCAGATTGCCCGCGGTGGAGCTTCATCGTACGTTGCGAGTTACGTTAACAGCGCTAGTTCTATTCCCTTATTATATAGGGCGTGCCGCGCATTTAGACCCCGGCAAAGAGCGTCTCTTGGATTTTTTGAAAAAGGCGAGATTTTTGAGGAGAGTGAAGACTCTTATCATGCGATTGAACAAAAAATCGATTCTGTCGTTAACGGAAGAATCTATAACTTCAACGGGATCAGTGTTAAATCAACTCCCCCCATGTCGTATATCCGTACCTTACTCCCCCGATTCTCAAGTGCTCGCTATGACGATGCTGTTGCGATTGCTAGAATTATTCGAGCTGTTGCAAGCGCGCCAAAAAGAATGGCAAGGTTCGGTATTATAGGTTATGATAGTTCTTTTATCTCGTCTATTGTACGTGCGTATTATAAATATATAACTTTAAATCATATATTAACCGATGAGGATAAAATTTTATTACATAGTGCTAGGTGCCTTACTAGGTTCGTTAACAGTTCTAGTGATGTCGATACTGAATCTTATATTAATAAGTTGTATCGGCTATTCCTTTATGTCAGTAAGTTTCTTAGGAATTGGCATCTGCCTCCCATCGGTGATAATCTTGATTCTTATGCCAATCGTATTAATTTTATCATCAAAACCGGAATAGAATATGAAAAAAAAGCGGACTATGTACGAATGTGTGATTCGTTGCGAATACAACAGACTTTGCCAGCCCCTATGCTTCGGTATTTCTATTTACCAGCCGAGGGATGCGAAATGGCGACCATTGGTATCGGAGAAGATGGAGAATATGCAGACGGATTTATTCGTCCCGTTAAAGAACAAATACACGTTCCGTTTGATGACCCCCGAATTCCACCTCTCGCGGCTTGTAATTACATCAAATCCGCGAAACCCGATACAAGAAGTACCTATGATAGTGGGCAAAGTAGCGACTTACAAAAATGTCTTGATTTCCGTGCTGCTACCTTCTGCCGCGATATGATTAAGCATAAGAAACTGAATGATGCAAATAGTATATTAAACCGTATGTCCTAATTTAAATTAATTGATTATGAGTGATTTTAACCCGCTAGATCGAGCGAAGATTGCCGTGCATCGCTCTTCCTTTGACTTGTCTAGCAAAAAGTTGTTTACGGCAAAAGTTGGTGAGATTCTTCCTTGTTATTGGCAGATTGCTATTCCTGGTAACAAGTATCGTATTTCTTCCGATTGGTTTACTCGTACTGTTCCCGTTAATACGGCTGCATATACCCGTATTAAAGAGTATTATGACTTTTACGCTGTGCCGTTACGTTTGATTTCTCGCGCGCTTCCGCAGGCGTTTACTCTGATGACTGATTATATGACAGCTGCTGCTAGTAATACTGCTAACGCTGAGATGTTGACTTCTGTTCCGAATACAACGTTGAACTTGTTGTCGCTAAGTCTTGGAGTGGTTCATAGTAGGGATGTACTCGATGATGCTGGTCTTCCTTTTGCTTATGGCGCTTCTAAGCTATTAGATTTGCTTGGATATGGTTCTTTCCTCGCTTCCTCAAATACCGCTAAAGATTCTATTACTAAAGCTTATTTAGGTAGGACTTCCGTCAATGATGCTGATAATCCTTTGGTTTATAGCGTTAGTCAGACTGTAAATCTCCTTCCGCTGCTGGCTTATCAGAAGATCTACTATGATTTCTTCTCTGACTCTCAATGGGAAAAGCACCTGGCTTATGCATATAATGTAGATTATTGGGATGGAAAATCTCAATTGAATCTCGCTCCTGAAATGCTTCGGCTCCGTTATGCTAATTATCCCAAAGATTACTTTATGGGTATGCTTCCGAATAGCCAGTATGGTTCGGTTGCTGCCTTGTCCTCTTCTTATCAGCCCACTCTTGAACCTAACCGAGTTGTAACTAATACTCCTTCCGGTAACTCGGGTTCTTCATCTTATTTGATTAATCCTGCTTCTGGAACCTCTGTTATAACCAATACTGCTAATCCTTCTTCTACCTCTGCATTGGTAGTTCGTCTTAATTCAGACCTCTCTGCTCTTTCAATCCGTGCAACGGAATATCTCCAGCGCTGGAAAGAGGTAGTTCAATTCTCTAGCAAGGATTATTCCGACCAAATGGCTGCTCAATTTGGTATTAAAGCCCCTGAGTATATGGGTAATCATGCTCATTATATTGGAGGTTGGTTTAATGTGATCAATATTAACGAAGTCTTGAATACTAATTTGGAAGCTGATGGTTCTCAAGCCGTAATCGCTGGTAAAGGTGTTGGTTCTGCTGCTGGTCATGAGTTAACTTATGATTGTGGCGCTGAGCATCAAGTGATTATGTGTGTATATCATGCTGTCCCTCTGGTTGATTGGAGTTTGACTGGTCAAAATCCTCAGTTGACTGTTACGTCTATTACTGACTTTCCCCAACCTGCATTTGACCAGTTAGGTATGCAACCTGTTCCTGCTCTGAACTTACAGAATAACCCGTCTCGTACTGTTTCTAAAGCTCTTGGTTATAATCTTCGGTACTGGCAATGGAAGTCTAATATTGATACTGTTCATGCTGCGTTTCGCTCTGGTATGGCGTATCAGTCTTGGGCCGCCCCTATCGATGGATGGGATGTTCTGACTTCTTCTGGTACTTGGTCGTATCAATCAACGAAAGTTCGTCCTCAGCAACTGAACTCTATCTTTGTACCTCAGGTTTCAGGTGCGAACTGTTCTGTTGCATATGATCAGTTATTATGTAATGTTAATTTCCAGGTTTATGCTGTTCAGAACTTGGATAGAAATGGTTTACCTTATTAATGTATTGATTATGAGAAGTTTTGCGTATAAAGATGAGAATTTTGAGAAGAATTCACATGTTCCTGAGTTAACGGAGGGCAATCCGTGCTATCAGGCTTCTGTTTATGATTCGGTTATGTATGATGAAACTCCTGATGGTGATTTGATTCAAGTTGATATGACTCAGATTCTTTTGAATCAAGAAAAGTACCGTCGTTTGCTTGGCGACATGAACGTCAATAATGTCCTTGCTCTGATGCACCCTACTCAGTCTACTGTTATGGATGGCATGACGGATGTAGAGCGATTCAAGTGTGTTATTTCTCGTCATTGTCAAACCATGTCTGAACGCCAGGCTGTATTACAGCAGTTGGCTAATGAGAAATCTGAATTGACTGCATATGCCGAGACTATGCTGGCAGAGGAAAAGGCAGCGCCCGCCCCTGAGGTTTCCGCTCCTGCCGCTAGTGCACAATGAGGTTTCTAGAAGTTGGAGAGAGCCTGCTCTCTCCTAGAAATGAACATCATTTTCTTGGTAGTATGTTTAGCGCTATTGGTAATGCTTTTTCTACTGCTGATACTAATGATGCTAATGCGACTCAAGCTCAACTGAATCGTTCCTTTCAGCGTCAGGAAGCTAAAAAAACTCGTGATTGGCAAGAAAAAATGTGGAATAAACAGAATGAATATAATTCTCCTGAAGCTATGATTTCTCGTGGTTTAAACCCGTTTGTGCAAGGTGCTTCAGGTACTGGTGCTTCTGTCCCTACTGGAGCTCAGGCTGGTTCTGTTTCTACTCCCTCTATGCAAGCCCCTCACTTTGATTTTTCTTCTGTTGACCAGGCTTTGGCTTCGTTTGCTCAAGCTAAAAAAGCTCTTTCTGAAGCTAATCAGATAGATACTCTTACCCCTTATATGGTAGATAAGATTCTAGGTGATACTAATTACAGGAATATTGGTGTTGGTCGGTCTGGTTATTGGAATAAGGAAACAGGTCGTATTTCTGCTGAATTAGACCAATCTATGGAACGTCAACAATTAGAGAACGCTATTACTGCTGGTAAGCTTTCCGCCGCTCAAACAACCCAGATCTATCTACAGGCTGATTCTCAAGCTATTCTGAATAAATATATGGATGCGCAACAGCAAGCAGATTTGTTTACAAAAGCCCAGTATCTTTATAACCTTGTACAACAGGGTGCTCTAACTGAAAAACAGGTTCAAACTGAACTTCAACGTGCAATCCAGATAGCTGCTCAGACGCAAGGTCAGAATATTTCTAATAAGATAGCCGCTGGTACTGCTGATGCTTTGATGTCTGCTACGAATATGGCTTACTATACGCAGTATTATGATTCTCTTTGGGATTACAAGAACGTCAATAATCGTAAGAGCATGCAGTATTCTAAGGACAAAGCTCTCCGTGACTATTATAAATGGTCTGCTGGTAACTCCAAGAAAGATTTTGAATCTTATGGTATTCGTAATGCTATTGATTATGGTACGAAGATGTTTCAATCCATGCCCCGGTCAAAGGTTTTATTTCGTGGTAATCCATTTGCTGCCAATGGTATAGGTTATTAGTCATATTGTCTATTTCAAGGCATTCTTCAGAACTAAGAGCCTATCGCGGCTATCTTATTAGAAATAT